TTAATAACCATCCGATCCTACTGCGTGGGGCATGGATGGGGCAAACTCACTCAATTTCTGGTTGAGGATGAGTACCTGGTCCTGGTTATTTTCAGCCATCCAGGATCCGTACACCCGGTAAACCATTTGCGCGTCGGTGTGGCCCATTTGCTTCGCGATGAAGTTCGGGTTAGCACCGGCAGCCAACGACCAGCATGCATACGTGTGTCGGGACTGGTATGCTCTGCGATAGCGAATCCCGGCGCGTCGCATTGCCGCTTCCCACGACTGGTTTATTGACCCCACTGCGTAATGATGCCCGGCACGGCCATTACGTGATGCGATCTGCGGGTTAAACACGAACGTGCATGGATGCACATCGGTGCGGCCATATTCTCGCAGTTTCACCTCAACCTGATACTGCTTACCAAGGCGTGTTAATTCGGCCTGGCTCTTCAGCACGTCGATCGCCGGCTGAATTAGGTTGATGATGCGGTCCGTTCCGGCCTCCGTCTTCGGAAGGGTGAACTCCTTCGTTAACGTATGGTTCCGGCGGATCATCATCGTACCCGCTTTCAGGTCGATGTCTTCCCAGGCCAGCGACACAAGTTCTCCGTGGCGCACGCCGGTGTAGACGGCAAGAGACCACATGTTTTTCAGTTGCTGGTGGGCGCAGGCGTTAATCAACCTGACAAACTCATCGCGCGTCAGCGGGTCGGGCTCGCATCGAGAACGCTTAAGCATGGCGATCCCGGTAAACGGATTCACCCGGACATACCCGCTGTCAGCGGCAAACTTAAACATCCCGCCCATTATCTTCATGTAGTTGTTGACCGTTCTTACAGAGCGGCCTTTAACCGGCGTTTTCTGTCCTGCCTTCAGGGTGTGATAACCGGTCAGCAATTCCTTTCTGATAAACAGCAGGTCTTCCTGCGTTACTGCAGATACCAGCCTGTCCCCGCCGATCCTTGGCACCATGTTGCGCGCTATAGATGAATAGCGTGACATCGCATTGGTGCTGATCTCCATGCGTTTCAGCTCAAGCCATTTGTTCGCCAGCTCCAGCACGGTGATTTCCTTGCTCTCCACCCCAAACCTTTTCAGGTTAGGCGAGTCCGGGAATTGCGCTGCATAGTTGAAGTTGCCGGTCTTAATCGAAAAGCACACCGACGCGCGCAGCTCGCCAGCGACCTTTCTGTTTTTTGGTGTATCCGGCACGCCGAGGCTTTCACGCACCCGGCTGCCTTTATAGATGAACCATATGCGGAGCGTACCGCCATGGTTTTCCACGCCTGTTGGGTATGCTGACTTAGCCATTATTCCCTCCTGACGTCCAAGAGCCCGCTAAGCATAAACGGATCTTCATTGGCGCGCACCCGGCTGTTTCTTTGACATGCTCTCAACCCACTGGTCGACAGCCTTTCGGTTGTACATGCATTCGCTGTTTTTCTTCGGCACGCCGTCCGGTGAGACGTGAAGGTATTCCCGTCCTACCATCCAGCATTTTTTGCGGGCCCGCTCGATAGTGCCCGGGCGAAGGCCGGTAATCTCGACGAGCTTTTCTTCTGTTACCCAGTCGTTGGGAACGATTAAGGTCATTTCGCTCATGGGTGTCTCCAGGCAAAAAGAACCCCGGCGCGGGGCCGGGCAAAAGGGATGACGTGGCAGTGCTTTCGCACCCAATAGCCAGCTCATAACTGGCTATCAGTTGCGTCATAGTTGGTTGCGGATTTTGTCCAGATAATCAGGGTCAGGGCAAATCTCGTCACATACTTCAGGCTCTTCGAGAGCATCACGAAACGCAGCAGCTACAATCTTCCCGCCCATAAACTCCATGCCAGCGCTAACTGGCGGCTCTTTACCATCTTCATATTCAAAGACGAACGTCATCTTTCCCATAATTTCTCCTCATGCCGCACGCTGGGCGCGCAGCTTCTTCAGGTGTTCTGCTGTTTCGATTTCTTCGGCGATCCGCTCAGCCTGTGCTTTGGTCAGCGGCTCGAAATCCTGGTTAAAGCGGCCCATGCTGGCGATGCAGGTGCGGCCGTTGCGGATGTAGTGGATGACTTCGTGGGTAGCGCGAAGGATTTTGCAGGGCGCGCCGTGGGGATCGGCGTACCAGGTATTAGGCTGGATTATCCTGAACATTGGGCACCACCTTAAATTCGATTACCCAGACCCAGGGGTTGGCCTGCCAGTTTTCTTCCCCGTAGATGGACTTCCACAGATCTTCCCACACCTGAAAGCCATAAGTGGCAGGGCGGAAGTCATAAAGACCACAGCCGATTTCTTTACAGATATCCCCAAGGGTAATGGCCTGCAATCGCTCAACTCGCACACCGGTAATTTCCAGCATTAGGCGACTGGCCCAGCGCGGCATGTGAATTGATGGACGCCATCTTCCTTCTTCCGGCCAGTCTGCAGGTGGCGTAGCTCGGTAAGCCATATCGTGGCTATCCTGGTCGATGTTGTAGCGTGCCCAAGTCTCCCGCACCCAGATGCGGTCGCCTACAGCGCCGAATGGGCATGGGTGCCAGAAATCGCAAGCATGCTCTGCATCTTCGCTCCACGGCCATCTGCTACCGTCTTCACGCTCACCAATTTCAGTGAACCGAGTTTGCTTCCATTTGAGAGGACGTCGCGTTTGCGTCTTCCTGCCGTCGAGGATGGCGCGCACCATCTCGCCGTTAAAAATCAT